GGGCCTTTTTCGCTGCAGCCAGTGCGCGGTTGTAGGCAATGCGCTGGGCGTCCTCGTCGAACTTGTCCTGTTCCTTCAGGGCATCAACGTAGGTCTGGTTGACGTACTGGACGGCGTTGAACACCGCGTTGGCGGCATTCTGGAGACAGGTCTGCGCAAACTTGTTGTTGATGTAGCCGTTTGCAATGCTGACACCCTTGTTCAGGCCCCAGCCAAAAATCACGGTCATTGCGGGGATGCAGGCAGTGAGTGCGACTTCCAGAAATTCGTTCATAAGAGCTTATCCTTTCTGCTCGGTTTCCGAGCGCTGCTTTAAAATGTCCACGGCCTTGGTGATTACTGCCGGGATGGGCAGTCCCATCAAGCCCGCGTTTTCGATGATGGAAATGGTCTCGTTACAGATAAAGCCGATCACTACGGCATCACGCACAAAGGTGGAACCCATCACGGCATCCAGACGGCAGGCCACCAGCACGATCAGCAGTGTTTCGCCCTTGCGGCACAGGCCCTTCCAGCCTGCGCGGCTTTCCAGCGTGCCGCTTTTGGTCTTGGGGCTGGCGTGGAACACGCCCGCCACAATCAGCCCGGTGATGTAGTCGATGGCCATAAAGATGATGAGCGTCTGCAGCGCTGCGTCCCACCCGCCGAACAGGCTGGCAAACGCAGCGCCCAGCGCACCCACGGCCATGCAGAAATAATCTTTCACGTTCTTACACCTCCATCACCGGAATGCCGTAGTCCGTGGCACACTGGTGTTCGATGCGGCAGCCGCGGGCATTCTTCCAGCCCGGGGCAAAGACTGCCACATCCGCCCGGGCCAAAAATTCAAGGCTCCGGGCCAGATAGTCCAGCGGCTTTGCTGCCGGGCCGAAATCATCAAAGAAGGTTTCCAGCGGAGTCACATCTTCACCCAGCAGGGCCTTTGCCTTGCTGATTGCGGTGGCGCGTTCCTGAAGTACCTGTTCATCGGACAAGCCACCCATCGGCTGGCTGATAAAAATAGTCTTGCTCATGTCGTCCCCCCTCACAGCGTCCACCGGCTCTTGTTCGGGCGGGTGTCCACGTGTACCCAGCCCTTGGCCCGGCCTGCCTTGACCGGGTAGCGGCCCACGCCGCCCCACGTGGGCATCAGGCTTTCGGCGTAGGCGGCCACGGCCAGCGGGTCAGTGTCCTGCACCTGAATGTCCGCCGCGCGGCCCAGCAGGTGCTGGCTGGATCTGGAACCGCCCACCTTTGCGTTGTGGCTGGCGGTGCGGTAGCCGCTGGTGATGGTCACCGGCTTGCCGAAGTGTTCCCGGATGCACTGCAGCAGCACCACAAGGCCCTCGTCAATGAGGATGGTGTCGGTGCCGTCGCGGCAGCGGAACTCCCGCACGCGGAATGCGGGGGAGATCTGCTTTGCGCCGTCTGCTTTCAGGCTGTACTGCTTGATTGCCATATGTATCACGTCCTTTCACGGGGCAGTGCCTCTTACTGAGTAATTTCCTCAAATCCGCTCTTGATGAGAATGGCCTTGACCTTCTCCTTCAGCAGGCGAGGGCAGCGCTCGTACAGAGCCTTTGCGTCCTCCACGGTCTCAGCAGACATGATCTCCTGTGCCCATAACATTGCCATCATACGTACCATCCTTTCTAATTTTTGTGTGATTCGTTTAAGCATACACTATCTCCGACATTTCCATCAGACATTGCTTAAGCATCTTGTTTTCTTCTTTCAGTGTCTTGTTATCTTCCTGCAGCGCCGCCACCGTTTCCGGCAGCTTCTCCCGGGCTTCGGCCTTTTTGCGCGCCTCTTCCTGCGCAGCCAGCTCCTCGGCGGTGTAGCGGATGTACCTTTTAATGGGCAGCTGCTCGGTCCACGCGGGCCTTGCCGGTACGCCCGGCACATCCACCACCCGCTGCACGTCCCTGCCGCCGCTGGGGTATTCGGCCACTGTCTCGTAGTGGGCCACCTCAGCCACAGCCTCCTGCGCCGGGTGCTCCAGCGGCTGGGTGTCGTCGGTCAGATAGCCCAGTGTCAGGTCGGGGTTTCCCACGACCGCGCCGGTCTCGTCGATGATCTTCATGGTTCAAAACCTCCTTTCTCAGGCCACGCGGTGCCAGATGTGCACATAGTAGGCGGCGGGCTGCACGGTGCTGCTGCGTCCGTAGATGGCATTGGACTTGGATGCGTCAAAAGATACGGTGCAATTACTGCCGTATGAACCGCCTTCGTAACCAGCCAAACCGCCATTGTTTGTGTTTATAGAAAGAGCGCCACTGTTAGATAAATTTGGGTATGCTGTGCTCGCCACACCAGAGGATGAGCCCTTGAGGTTCGGCAGACCGGCTTTCACCGTGGTGCCTGCTGCGTGGGTGCTGGATGCACCCATCAGCACCCGCTCGGAGGCGATCTCTTCCCAGCTGCCGCCGAACAGTGCGGCGGGGCTGGTGGGGTCGGTGCTCTGGTAGATGCTGCCCACGGGGTAAGGGTCCGGGGCAGTACCGCCTGTCAGATGCAGTGTGCCGTCCGCATCTGCCGTGAAGTCGTTACTCAGCTTGACACCGCCCAGCGCGGTGGATGTGGCGGCAGGGAGGGTGTAGTGCACGGTGTCGCCGCTGCCAAAGGTCAGCACCAGTTCTCCATTTTGCGGCTCTGCACTCTTCAGATAGTCACCGCTCCCCTTTTTCACCGCACCCACGTCCTCCGCAGTCAGCGGGGTATTCTTTCCGGTGCCGCCATGTGCTACGGGCAGGATGCCGGTCATGTTTTCCAGTGTCGTGGTGTCCTTGGTCTGCATGGTCTTCGTGCTTCCGTCGCCGAAGGTCAGCGTCAGGGTGCGGTCTGTCAGCGAAATGCTCTTCACGTAGCCCGTGCTGTTCGCTCCCA